TCCTGCCAATAATCAAATTGTTCGTCGGTCATATTGGCGTATATGGTTTCAGGCAAGCGGCGATTTTCAGGAACCATATCGCACGGTCTACCGTCTGTATATTCGTGTAACACTTCATAACGTGTATGGTCCGTTCCATCGCCGTATGTTGCACCATTTGATTGCTGTGTGTGTGTCACGATGGCAGCGGCTCCAATGCGGTCCCTCAACTCTGATACGCGCCGTCTGACATCGCCATCGTTGCCGCCCATTGCCGCTATGATATCGCGTGTAGTAGCGCCACCAGTTGTTGATCTCATTAGATCGTATTGCATAACAGCGCGATGCGCTTGCGCTGCGAATATCTCGCGGCCATTTGTAGGTGTAACAATTGTTTGGCTTCCACCCTCAACAACGCGGCCCTGCCTAGTGCTATATACTAGGCCAAGTAATAGACGGACCCATTCGCGTGTCTTTTCCATATTCCAAGTACACTGGCCCTGCCTGAACTCAATAGTCTTATAGGCGTTAAAGCATTGTAGGTTTACAGTGTAGTATTTACCTTGACCGATGTGCGCTCTGATATCTTCAACAGTACAGCCTGCATCAAGGTTCTTAATTGCGTTATGCTGTCTAGGTGTAATGTTTTTGGCATAGGTGGTATGCCTGCGTGTCCAAGGTAGCATTGCATTGATAATATTTCGATTAATGAAATAGCGGCAAACAATATCTTTAACCGCAATAGATGTCATTATTGGATGGAACCATTCGCGGCCTGCAAGGTAGCGCCTGCCACTACGAGCTAAACTTTCACAACTAGCCGCATTAAATACGGGCGCTGCTACTTTAATAGCTGCGGCAGAAATATGCACATGCATTCCTGCACTATTTGAATTGTGTCTAGGATTACTAGGTAAAGTGTTTGGATCGTATGGGTCATACTGTTCTATATGGTCTGACACTCTTTTATATATAGCCCATGTATCAGGCGTATCGGTCATAGGTGGAAAAACTATTTCAAGACCACTATGACGGCTACTAGTTATTGGAATGCTGCAATCGGTTACGACTTTAATATATCCAAGGCCCATTCTTTCAAAATCTCTTATTAATGTGATTTTTGATACGCCTGATCTGAAAGCTAATTCCCATTCTACACTGAATGTATGGGTGATTTGGTCTGTATTTGGCATTTTATTCTCCTAAGTTATTGTTTTTATTACGTTTTTTTTGTTTATGAGGGCACAACCTCTCCCTCTGAAATCAGATTATGCGATTTTTCCCATATATACAAGCGTTTTATGGGACTAAACCCAAACAATTGTTGAAGTTCTTTTTTTTGGGCGCTGCCAGTAACGATTTAGTAACGGTTTGGTAACGGTTTAGTAACGGTTTAAACCCAAACAATTTATAGCCAGTAACGGTTTAGTAACGGTTATAGATATAAAAAAAGGGTTATAGCTTATGCTATAACCCCGATCCGATGCCCCGAACCCGACCCGATCCGATCCCGATCCCGATATTTTAAAATTCATTAATACTTTTTAAAGTTTGCTGTCCGTAATGTTGCCCGATCTCGACCTCAACTACTTGATCCCGATCTAGGTAGTTTTCCACACTATATGCTAACCCGCAATCCACTGCCGTTCTAAATAATTGGAAGTTCTGATCTGCTGTTACCATCGCAATTAAAAACCGAGGGTTGCCATTTAATGAGTTTTTAAGCCTTTTTACTTTGCTTAACTTTCCGATATACTTTCTAACTTGTTTCATTTGTCTACTCCTTCTCTAGATATAATCCCAAACTATCCCATAATATAATATGTGTCAACACTAAATATAAACTTTTTTATATTTATTTTAGTAACGGTTCAGTAACGATACCCCCCCCATTTACCCCCCTTAGAAGCCGAACAATTGTTCGGGTTCTTATGCCTAGGCGAAGATCCGCCTACCTGGGCGGGAAATCCCCTGGAGAGAATCAAGCAGTTGCCTGGGAGTCAGCGCCCTGGTATAATAAACCCGAACAATTCTTCGGGTTATCCCGATCCGCCTGGGAAAATCCCGACTCCGATCCCGACTTGCCTGGGAGTCCCGCACAAGGCCCGACAGAACCCGAACAATTTTTTGGGTTCCCGACCCCGATTATTTGCCTTCACCCCCGCCTCCGCCCAGAAAATGGGGTTGGGGGGCGTTTCTCCGCCCTCCCCAAGCTATAAGCTTACTCTGCTGCGTCTTGATTATATTCCGTTATAGGAATATGTTCGGGTTCTGCGGGGTTTTCTGCGGGTGTTACGTCAACCATTCGGTTTTTAGCACGATCCATAAACTCTTGAAGCTGTTCTACGATTTGCTCCCGACTGAGATTGTCAACATGTTCATGCGTTACATGGCTACGGGCGACCATTAATCCCGTTACTTTCAACCTGAGTTCCTCGGCTTTAATCGCTGCTGAGAAGTTCCCCTCTTGCCATGCCTCATCCCGAAGGCGTTGCATATCCCGAACAGATTTAGTTATTGACACCCCGTACTTGGCCTCAAGCTCCTGACGCATTTCCTCCATGCGTTCTTTCACTCGTGCGTGGTTTAGAAGCTGTACAGCGGAAACGTTCGGGTTCTTGTACCCTGCATCTCTTGCTGCTGCGGTCTGTGTCATGTCTTTGTGAATGTAGTTATCCAGAAACTTCTGCTGCGGTGGCGTTAGTCTCTTTTCTCCTTTTGCTATCTGCTCCCCGACCTTTGGCATGACTGCTCCCGTGCTACCCGAACAATTTGTCGGGTTATATTACCTGATCCGCTGCTGCCGTCAAGTGCTGACGTTCCCAAAATATCCCAAATCTTTTCGATCCATCTACTCCAAGGGGGGTAAGGTATATATACCCCCCTTTAGGGGGGTGCATTTCTGGAGTAAATAAACCGTTGAAAACGTTGACTTTTTTACTCCAAAATAGCTTTCTGGAGTGTTTGGAGTAAAGTGATTAAACCATTGATTTTATTGACTTTTTTACTCAAACTCCAGATTTTAACTTTCTGGAGTAAATATTTCTGGAGTAAAATAATATAAAATAATTTATAAAAGTTCTTGACACTCCCACACTTTCCTATATATACTGAGTTCAGTCTAGTAAAGAAGGAGATATATAAAATGTCTAGTTATGACACAACGACAGCAAAAGGTCGCATTCTTAGAGAATTTCAAGGCGACTTTATGGGCGTTAATGAGCCTTTAAGACGTTACTTCCGTTTATGGTTGGACGGTTCTTATTTAGGTGAAGATCACTATCGTAAAAATGTTGATTATATTACTAAGAACGCACACAACAAAAAAGCAATTCGTTCTTTTGTTATCAATGAATTTTGCAAGTATACCGCGCATGATGCGGATTGTTCACCGTCTTATGCACAAAAAGTTATTGTGAAGGGTATCTTGCCCGATTATTTGGAACGGCTGACAGATGCTTTAATTTACGATGCTTACGATTTATATGAGGAGAACGCATAATGTATTATTTAGCGTATGGCATGAACACCAACCGCGATGCGATGGCGGCAAGGTGTCCGAAGGCAAAACCTATGGGCGGATTTTATCTGCCCAACCACCGTCTGGTATTTCGGGGCGTTGCTGACTTCCGCAAGGATCAGGACTGCGTGATGCCAGTTGTTTTGTGGGATATTACGTTCGACTGTTTACAAGCATTGGATCACCTTGAGGGTTATCCGCATTTATATGACAGGCGTAGGATCAACGACACTTGGCTGATCTACGACATGAACGGCGATAAGGGAGGGCTACAAGTTCCGTCCCAGAGTTATTATGATATGATTGAGAGCGGTTATAAACATTTCGGCCTTGATGATTTTTGGTTACGATCTGCCAAGGAAGATGCGTCTTATAGAAGGGAGTTAACAGCATGATTGATTGGCAGGATTGGGTAATTGCTTCCATTATTATCTTTTTTGTTTATGGTTGGCTGATTGGGGCGGTGCTTCAATGGTGGTAAACCTTGACATAACCCGAATAATATTAAGCCCCCGCAAATTCAAGCGGGGGTTTTTTTTGTCCCAGGCGTATAACCCGAACAATTTATCGGGTTGTTTTTTTGTCCCCGCTGCGCACTTTTTTCTTGCGTTGGTATTTTCCCCATGTTATACCAATTATTGCAGGGACGCATTGGTCTGCCTTTCTGCCTCACTTTACTAGATGCCCCTCAGTCTCCTATCTGAGGGGTTTTTTTTATTTATAAATTTTTTTATTTATTCTCTTGACACCGATTATAAACTATTTTATATGTTAGGACATCTAGCATAATGAAAAGGAGTAAAATCATGGGTTTAGATATGTATTTAAGAGGCGACAAGTATATAAGCCAGTGGGATCATTCACAGCGATCCCCCGAAGGTAGATCACTTGAGGTCAAGCGTCCCGTTGTTGATGGGTTCGATGTTGAGACATATGTTTTAGACATGGGCACATGGCGCAAGTTCGCACCGTTGCACGTTTACATTGTAAATGAGTTCGCTGATGGCGTTGATAAATGCCAGAGAATTGATCTT